CGCTGCGTAGCACCGATCTTCGGTTCCACCCATGTCGAATATGAAGGTGAGCTGGCCTTCGGCGCATTCCGCGTGTCATACAATTGTTATAATTGGACCGGTGCGTCGATCGATAGGGACGGGCGAATAGTGCTGACGGGTGGTGGACTAGCCCGCTCCCCGCATTGGCACGATGGCGTTCTGATCGCCAAGAGGTAACAGATTTAGCGGCTTCCGGTTATGGGCCCTTGGCTGCCATCACGACCGCCGAAGAGTAGGTCAGCTACCGGGTGGAAAGCGGTCCAAAATGCGCTGGCCCGCCAATTCCGAATCTGGACCCGGAGCGGACTTATAGGGAGGCTCGCCGCCTCAAGCAAATCCAGCAATGAGAACAACGATGCCTGCAAGTACGAGCGAACGCGCCGGTATTCCCAATATGAGCGCATCAATGGCCGTGCGTTGAGGCGGCACCCAGTGGGGAGAACTGCCGAGGTTTGTATACTTCAGCCCGACATCCATTTGGACGATGAAGCATACGATGCCGCTCGCAATAATCAGGACACCAAAAATCCTAATCGTTCTCGACCATCGCTTCATCATCGACCAGCCTCATCAACTCCCGCTTGGCGATCCGACTATACCATTGAAATTTGATGTGTCGCTTATTGGCCCATCGCGACACATTGCGATGCCGCACGAACTTGGTCGTCATAGAGGCAAAGCTGACGTAGTCTTCGTGCATCACGCGGCCGGTTTTATGGGTACAAGGCCATGACAGCGCGCTATCGATGATGAATAAGCTGCACGACGGCCAGATCAACCACCACATCGGGCTCCAGCACGTCGCAGCGAGCCTCGCCAGGCAGGCGCTGGCCAGGATCGATGCGCACGACCACCGCATCGTGATGGAGCTTGGCAAGTTCGCGGCATCCGCGATGGAGCGAATTCCGGTCCAGCACCGCGACGCGGCGATCAAGACCATCGGCCAGATCAACGCCGAGGCCTATGCCGAGCTGATGGAAAGCCTGTGGCGGGAGCTGTTGGCGGTGGCGGAATACGAGGTCGAGTTCTGTACACGGATTCTGGGTGAGAGCGGCATCGAGGCTAAGGCGGGGTTCGATCCGGATGCCTTGAAAGGCCGGCGCTTCATTCGTGGTCAGACTGTGCATCAAGCGTTCGAGAGCCAGCGCGACAACAAGTTCCGTTTCTTGCGCAAGGTGATCGTCGCAGAAGTCGAACCGATGGTCTTGATCCGGAAAGTGCGCGGCACCGAGGCGCGGTGCTTCAAGGACGGCGCGCTGGCGATGGCGCGTCATGCGACTGCCCATCTGGTGCGCTCGGCGGTCAACCACACCGCCAATGCGTCAAGGATGATGCTGTGGCGAGAACTCGGTTGATGGTGACGGCGACGCTGGATTCCGACACCTGCGTCGAATGCGGTGCAAAGGACGGCATCTTCGTCGAGACCGAGGATGATGGGCCGCCGTTCCACAACGGCTGCCGCTGCGCTCTTCTGTTTCTGCTGCCGGGCGAAAAGCCATATCGGCAGACCTTCCGGCAGTGGCTCAAGGCCCAGGATGCTGCGACCCAGGACAAGCTGCTCGGGAAGGCCAAGGGCAAGCTCTATCGCGCCGGCAAGGTCAGCGTGTCCGGCTTTGTCGATGTCCGCGGCAACGAACTCACCCTGGACCAGCTGAAACGCAGGGAGCGACGCAAACCTAAATGACGATCCAGATCGAATCCGACGGCACCCAGCATGGCACCCGGATCAACGTGGGTGATGCCGACATCTCGCCGATCGTCACCTCGATCACGTGGTCGCACGGCGGCGGCGACGGCCCGGTAGCCACCGTGCGCCTCGGCATTCTCGATGCCGCAAGCCTGGGCGCCAGTCAGGTCAAGTACGTCGCCGCCGATGGCCGCAAGATCGTCTCGATCGCCTTTGAGGACGGCCTGTCTTTGATCTCCACCTTCGATCCGCGTGATGTCAGCGCGGTCAAGGTCGAGAAAGACCACATCGAACTGCTCGCGCCGGGGCCGCTCAGGCTGGACGAGGCCGCCGCGATGGCATTGTCGCGACGGCTGTATGCGGCGGCCACGGAGCTTGCGATCCGCAACGACGAGAACCTGTCGAAGTAGGAGAGGTCATGGCCAAGAAGCAACCGAAGTCGGCGGCCACCGTCGTGATCCGCGACGCCTCGGACATGACTGAGCGTGGCCGCAGAGAGGTGGCGCTGTGGCTGCGTCGGCAGGCCCGCTTCCTCGAGAAGCACGCCGACAGCCTGTCACGCCGCTACCGCGCCCGGTATCTGTACCGCTGAAGGGAGGCCCATACGATGGCATTGCTAGGAAAGCCGCGCGAGAGGCGCAGGCGGCGACAGGATGGGCAGGTGAGCGGCGTCTGGCCTGCAGCTCGGTTCGAACTGCTCTATGGCGAGGACGAACAGGACCATGGCGCGCCGCCTCCATCTGCGCCTCCGCGTCCCTTGCTGACCCTCAATTCCCGTTGGGTGGCCGAGGGCGACAGCATCACCGCTGGCTCCAACGGTCCGCAGTGGGCCACCTATGCCGACATCGGCTCGCGCGGCCGCTTCTTCCGCCCGCTCAATTGGAATCAGGCGACCGGCGGCCAGACCGCGGCGCAGATGGCGACGCAGATTGCTCAGGTCACCGCGCTGAACCCGAAGGTCGTCACGTTCCTGGCTGGCACCAACGACCTTGGCAGCACCTCGGACACGCCTGCGGCCATCTACGGCAACATCCGCAGTTGCGTGAAAGGCTACCTCGACGGTGGCGCTCAGTACGTCGTCGTGTCGCGCGTGCTACCGCGCAGTGACACCACGTGGACAAACCTCGGCACGCAGCCGCAGCGCGAGGCCGATCGGAAGGCGCTCAACACGCTGATCGAAGGCCTGCCCGGTGATCCCGCGCTGTCGGCTTACAGTCGCCGGGTGATCGTCACGCCGAGCCTTGAGGCCACATGGAATCCGGCGACCGATACTATCGAAGGCCTGCATCCGAACTATCTCGGTGCGATCAAGCTCGGCAACTCGTTCGCGACCGCGCTCAACAGCATCAGCGACACCTCGCTGTTCTCGGATCTGTATCTGGACCCCAGCAACGCGCTGCTTGCGGCCGACAACCCGCAACTCGCTGGCACCACAGGCGTCTTGACCGGCGCGACTGGAGAGGTCGCCACCGGATGGACCGTGTCGCAGAACGACACCATGACGGTGGCCGCCTCCAAGACCACCATGGGCGCTGCAGCTGCGCAGCGCATCCAGGTTTCGGGCACCAATGCCACCGCAGGCCGCGTGGTCAACTTCTCCAATCCGTGCCAGATCGCCGGCGCGATCGGTGACAGCTTTGAGGCGTGCATCGACTTCATCCTGGCTGCCGGCTCGAAGAATCTGCGTGGCCTCACGCTCGGTTGCGGCTCCACAGGCCTGACGCCGCTTCCCAGTTCGCCTCCGCTGTACGATGGTGCGCCCGCTCTGAACGGCACCCTTCGTACCCCTGTGATCGCCACCTTGGCGGCCGCGGTGACCTCGGTGACCGTGCAGGCAACCCTCACATTCGCTGCCGGCACGGTGGCTGCCGATGTCACCTGGTCTCGCCCGTACTTCCGCAAGGTGCCGGCCGGTTCAGTGAGATAGGAGGAAAGGGGGAGGGAAATCTCCTTCTTCCATGCAGGTGTTGGCCGGATAGAATCGATCCTCGTTGTTTTCTTCGAGGACCACATGACCCATCCGGCGATCTTGAGACAAGAAACGGCGCAGGTGTATCGCGCGCTGCGATTGCGGCCACTTACGGTGAACAGCATCGTGCTGATGACCCGCCTGCATGAGATCAAGGTGATGCGGGCCTTGGTCAGGCTGTTGGAGGATGAGAGCATCACCAGCATCCATGGGCTGTATATTGCCAGCCGCGAGGAGCCGGCCTGGCAGGTACACTGAAGCCCCCCGCCACCTTAAGCCCAACAAATCAAGCCGCCTTCGGGCGGCTTTTTCTTTGAATTGCGTCCGGCTCAATCGGGGCCGGGCGAACGAAGCGGCATGTCCGCAAAAAGCAAAGGCCGTCAATGACGGCACCGGCAATGCCGGACAACGGAGACCACCATGGCACTTAAGGCACTTCTGGAAACCCTCGATGATGTCGCAGAGGTGTTCCACTCGGAATACAAGCAGGTCAAGGTCAAGGGACCGGACGGTCAGGAAAAGGAGATGTTCGCGCTCGACATCGTCGAGCCACAGGCCCATCCCGATGTCCTCGCCCTCAAGACCGCGTTCGATCGGGTCAAGAACGACAAGCAGCGTCTCAACACCGAATTGACCGAGGCGCGCAGGCGGCTCGAGAAAATTCCCGAAGACTTCGATCCGGATGAATATCAGCGACTGCTCGATGAAGAGGTCGAGCGCCAGAAGGACCCCAACTACAAGAAGACCGACGACGAGAAGCTGCAAGCAGCCCGCAATATGTACGAACAGCGCATCAAGACGCTGGAGACCAAGGCCGCGAACGATCTCAAGTCGAAGGACGAAATCCTCGCCAAGAAGGACAAGTTCATCAACGCCCTCCTGGTCGATGACGGCCTGACCCAGGCGCTGGTGGCTGCCGGTGTCGACAAGGCCTACCTCAAGGCGGCCAAGGCGATGCTGCGCGACAACGTCAAGGTCAAGAACGAGGGCGACAAGTATGAGGCCGTGGTCGAAACCGATCTCGGCGAGCAGGACATTCCGAAGTTCGTCATGAAGTGGGTGCAGTCCGATGAGGGCAAGGCCTTCGTGACCAAGCCCTCGGGCGGCGGTGCCAATGGCAACGATTCACGCACTCTCGGCGACAACCCTTGGGACACCAAGGGCGGCAAGGTGAAGCCGAACCTCACCAAACAGCAAGAGCTGATCCGAACCAACCCGGAAAAGGCAAGGCAGCTGGCACAAGCCGCTGGCGTGACCCCGGCCTGGTAAGCCCCAAGCCAACGGCAAGGCGAGCCGATTTTTCCCTCAAGAATGAAAGGACAATCCGATGGCGGTTACTCGCCTTACCGATGTCATCTATGGGCCGTTATTTCTGCCCACCGTGATCCAGCGCATCCAGACCCTGACCACGATCCGCACCTCGGGCATTGCGTCGTCCGACCCGCAAATTCAGACCTTTGCCAATGGTCCCGGCGACATCGTGCAGCTGCCGTTCTGGAACGACCTCACCGGACCGTCCAACGTCTCCAGTGACGATCCGGCGCAGAACGCGACCCCGAACAAGCTGAACCAGGGCCAGGACATCGCCCGCAAGATCCGCCGCAACTACGGTGTCTCGGCGGCCAATCTGGTGTCCGCACTTCTGGCGGAAGATCCGCTCGACGTGGTGGCGCAGCTGATCGCGGAATACTGGGTACGTGAGGAGCAGATCATCCTCGGCTACCAGCTGAACGGCGTGTTCGCATCGCCCTCGATGGCCGATCACGTCCTCCCAGTCGCCTCGGAAGATGCTGCAGGAAGCGGCGTGCTGCTCGATGCCGACGTCTCCTCGAACGCCCACGCACTGCTGGGGGATCAGGGCCAAAGCCTGGTCGCGGCGATGATGCACTCCCGCGTCTATTGGAATCTGCGTGCGCAGCGGGCGATCTACTTCAAGAAGGACCCGGTCACCGGGCTCGACTTCGAGTTCTGGGACGACAAGCGCATCATCGTCAACGACGCCTGCCCGCGCGTTCCCGGCACCACCAACGGCTACAAGTACTCCACGTATTTGTTTGCGCTCGGTGCGCTGGCCTATGCGGAGGCGACCGGTGGCGGTGGTCCGGCCATTCCGATCGAGTTCGACTCGGCACCCGCCGCCGGCAACGGCGAAGGCGTGCAGACCGTCTGGTATCGCAGGCACTGGGTGATGCACCCCGCGGGTCAAGTTCACCTCGGCCAGCATCGCCGGCGAAAGCGCCACCAACGATGAACTGGCCAATGGCGCCAACTGGTCGCGGGTCTACGACCCCAAACTGGTGCGCGTCGTCGCGGTGATCACCAACGGCTGAGGGCTGCCCGGCTAAGCCGAGCGCCCTTTCGGGTTCAACAAACAGGAGAAGTCTGATGGCTAGGAAAGCCAAGCCCCTCGATCCGCAGGCTCTGCATGAGCGTATCCGTGATGCCGAGCAGGCCTCGCGTGCCGCCGAATCCCTCGCCAACGCGCTGGGCGATCGCCAGATCCCGGACGGTGCAGTCGAGCGCTCCAAGGAGAAGGGCGATCAATTGAAGAAGCTGATGGAGTTGTCGGCGGTGGTCGACCGCGCCGGCACGCCGCCGCCGCTCGCCGGCGAGATCGACAGCGACGAGAGCGACGAGGAAGAGCCGACCAAGGAAGAGCCGGTCAAGGAAAAGGCGGCCGAAAAGGCCCGCAAGTGACGAAAGCTGCCCGGTCTTGAACTGGGCAGGTTTCTTTTGAGAGGGCCGAGCATGGCGACCGACGAGGAACTGGCGCAATTCCGCCTGCGCTTCAAGGCAATCACCGCCGACATGGCCGATGACGACGAGGTCAGGATGTACATCGACGATGCCCATCGCGTGGTCGATGACGACAGCGCTTGGCGCGAGGCCGATCGTCCGATCGGCGTGCTGTATATGGCAGCCCATCTGGTGATGATGGCGCGTGCTGCCGACACCCAAGCCAAGCAGGGCGGCGTCCAGACCGGCGCGGTGACGTCCATCACGGTGGCCGATCGCACGGTGCAGTTCGACACTTCTTCCCAAGAGACGACCAGCGGCAGCGGTCTTTCGCAGACCATCTACGGTCAGCAGTACCTGATGATGCTGCGGCGCAATCCGGTCTTCATCATGAGGGCGTGATGCCGGGCTTCGATGATTATGCGCTGGTGCTGGAGAACGCGATCGACGGCTTCTACGGCGAGGACATCGAGCTTCGGCCCATGATCACCGGCAGCTATCTGTCGCAGCCGATCGTCGACTCTTCACGCGCGATCGTGCCGGCCAGGGGCGTTGTGGTCTCCAAGGGCGCAATGCTGCGGTCGGACTCCGGCTTCATCGCCAAGCGCCTTGAATCCGATCTGCTCTTGGAGGTGCAACCGAGCTATATGGCGGGCATTCGGGAGGGCGATCGGGTGCTGCTCAAGAAGACCGGTGGCCTGTTCGAGATCTCCTTCATCGAGCCTGCGCATTATGGCCGCCCGGTGCTGCACCTGCTCACGGTGAAAGACAACCCGTGAGCCTGATCCGCATGGTGTCGCGGATGTGTGCGGTTGCCGCCTTGATGGACCGCACCTTCGCCGAAAAACGGGTGTACGATTCCGACAACACCCCGCTGCTCGATGCGATTCAGAACGAGCGCAAGCCGTACATCACGGTCTTCACCGACAACGACACCACGGAAGGCATCTTCGGCCGCGACATCTATTGCGGCGATCACCGTATGTCGGTGGTGTTCGAGTTCGGCATCGCTAGCGCCGCAACGGTCAAGAACAAGGGTACCGTCCTCAACATTCCGCAGACTGATCAGGCGATGGAGGCCTTGGTCGACATTCTGGAAAGCCAGATTGTCGCTGCGGTCGTCTCCGATCCCACTTCGCCGTTCGGCGAGGTGTTCCGGCAGCTGGTCAACAAGATCATTCGCACTCCCTCGGTGCGCGGCGGCTCGCATGACCGCGGCACCCGCTGGGCGGCGCGGCAGTTGACGTTGATCTGTGACACCATTGCTGCTCCCGCGCCGGGCGTGGTGCTGGACGACGATCATCCGATCCGCCAGTTCATCGCCTTCGCACGCCGCGACGAGTTTGCCGCGCTCGGCATGAAGGAGGCGGCCGATCTGGTCGAGCGGGTCCTGAACGAGACCGCTTCGCCCGACTGGCGGCAGCAGCAGGCTTGGCTGGGCCTCACCGAGGCCGGCATTCGCGGCACCGGTGTTGCGCCGATGCCGGATGGCGACGAGGCGGGGCATCCCCTGACTTTGGCAGAGCCGGCGTTCGATGCCGACCTGACCTTCTTTCCGCCGCTTGAGCCGGACGATGGTTAAATGGCCATCAACGTCAGGATCGACAGCGCCGACCTCGTCAAGTTCATGCAGAACACCGAGAAGGCGCCGCAAAACATCAAGGGCATCGCTGCCAGGGCCTTGAACAAGCTCGGCGATCAGCTTCTGGATGACGTGGTCGAGGTGGTCGCGGCACAGACCGGCATGGACGATCGGGTGCTGCGCCGGGACATCGTGGTCACCAGAGCCTCTCCCGGCAACCTGTATTACTCAATCGACGCATCGGCCGCGCTGATCGAGGCGCCGGCCACGCGACCGATGCCGGGCGCCAGACGGTTCAACCGCCGTCCCGACGATTACTTTCACGCCGAGGAATTGGTCAACATCGTCACGATGGGCGACGAGGAGGTCTGCAAGATCTGCGAGGCCTTGGAGGAGGGCGGTCCCTACACGATCGAGGAAGCACGGACCTTGCTTCCTGCCCATCCGCACTGCCGCTGCGTGGTGCAGCCCTATCGCTCACGGCGGGAATTGCCGGTGGCATTTCGGAAGGGCCAGAGCGTCGAGCTCGCCAGCGCGACCTTGGAGCGGCTGAGGGAACGGCTCCGAAACGAGATCAAGTTCAGCTTGCGGGTGTTGTGACATGGCCGCCAATGATGCCATCGACAAGATGATGGCCGAAATTGCCTCGCTGCGTCGCATCGTCGGCAACATGATCCGCCCGGCCACCGTGCATGAGGTCAAGGGCGACAAGATGCGCATGGTGCTGGGCCAGGACAAGAACGGGCAGGATGTGTTCGGGCCGTGGCTGGACACCATCAATCACCGCGGCGGCGCGCGTGAACGGCGCTTCTACAAGAAGGGGCAGAACCTGACGCTGTTCTGCCCCAACGGCGACATGAGCCAGGCGATCGTCGCGCCGTTTGCCCCGAACAAGAATTTCGAGCATCCGGACCACGCCAACAAGTCGGGGCAGAACGAGGAGACCTATCAGCAGGACACCATCCGCTCCAAGACCAAGCCGGATGCGCAGGAGTTCTGGATCGCGCCGGAATCGACCGACGACGATGAGCAGCAAAGCGGATCGGCCTCGACTTCGCAGCAGAAGCAGAAAAAGCAGTTCGACCCGGACAAGGATGCCTTGGTGCTGGTGCGCGCCGGCGAAATCCAGAAGGACGATGATTCCGAGGAGCAGGGCTCCCAGGCTGGGCAGCAGAAGTATCAGTCCAAGCCGAAGGGCATGTACCACGTCCGGGTCAAGAAGAAAGGCGGCCAGCTCTCCGAGGACAAGCCGCAGGAAGGCCACATCCTGTTCGAGGCCTCCGACCAGATCACCTTCAAGGTCGGCAATTCGACCATCACCATGCTCGGCAACAAGATCACCCTGACGTCGGACGAGATCGTCACCGACGGCAAGACCCTGCTCGGCGACCCGGAAGCCGACAAGCTGATCTCGGGCAAGGGCACCAAGGATACCGGCGGCTACGAGGATCAGGGTCCTGTGTCGAAGAACGTCTACATCAAATTCGGGGAATAGCTTGATGAGCATGAAAACCCGGCTCTACTTACGGTTCGCAGCCCGCATCAACATGGTCTTGAGGCCGCTCGGGCTGTTGCTCATGGCGACCTTCGAGGGTGATCCGCCGGAGCCGGTCGAAGTCGTCAGGCTGCATCTGCGCCGTAGCGGGCGCTTGTATCGTTACTAG